AAATGTATCAGCAAAATAATTCTTCATTCTATCTATCATATTGACAAATGCATTATGCATTACTTCAAGATGAGAAACTGTATCTCCAATTGCTTCATCAAAAGCATCTCTTAATACCATTGCTAACATTTGGATTTTAGGAGTTTGCTGAGTAATTTGCTCAATTATTCTATTTCCTTCAGGACCTAATCTTCTTAATACTTCAAATAAATCTCTCCAATAAATCTTTCCTTCTTCTGCTGCTCTAACAAGAGACTGTATCATTTCATCTGAAGTTCTCTTTATTTCTTCAAAATCTCTTGCAGCTTGTTCTCTATCTTCTTTCTTTACTCCAAAAACAGCCTGTCTTAAAAGATATTGCCTTGCTTGAATTAATGCTCTTCCTCTTTCTTGCAAGAATCTTAAGTAATATTCATAACTTTCTTCAGTTGGCAACATTAATAAAGCTTGTTCTAACAATCTTACATGTTCTCTTGCAGTAATTCTGCCTTCTTCTCTTAACTCTCTTATTCTTTCAAGTAATCTTGTGAATATATCAATAGTAGAAAGACCTCTTTCATTTAGTTCTGTAAGATTTTCATTAACAAGTCTTATCAAATTACTCATATCTCTGAAGCCTTTAGAGGTTTCTATTGCTTTTTCAAAACTATTAGCAAGATATTCTCCAGAAATAGAAGTATCTTTTAATACTCTTTCTAATATTTGAGTATTTCTTATAGCCACATCAAAATTAATTGCAGAAGTCTCTTTCAATATATTTATGAATTTTTCACTTTCTTCAGTTGGAAAAGCTCTTTTCAATCTTTCCATTAAGTCTTGCAATTGCCTTGTTCCAACTCTACCTTCAACCCAAAATTCTCTAAATCTTGTTACGATAAAATCAAATAATCTCCCTCTATCTGGAAATAGAATATCTATCAATGGTTTATACCTTTGCATATCTTCCAATAGAAGCAAAATATCTCCAATAGTTGTAATTCCTTCTCTTATATATCTGACAAAGCTTTCTCTTATCATATCATAGTATCTGGAAGTATCCATTCCAATTCTTGCTAAGAATATAATCAGTCTTTGAATTTGGCTTAGAGTAAGATTATTGTCTTGGATAAATTCTCTTACTAATTGTTGAAATTTAACTCTATTTTCTATCAAAATTTCTCCAGAAATTTCTTCCATTTGAACAATTGTTTGCCAAATTCTTCTTAATTGTTCAACATTAGTAATAGGAACTCTTACCATCTCTTGATAACTCAGCCTTAATTCATCTAACCTTTTCTTAGTTTCTTCATATAGTCTTAATAGTCTCAATCTTTGTTCAATTAATGGTTCTAAAAGTTCAATTAATTCTACTTTCTTAGTTTCTGGTATAGGTAAAATAGTAATTTCTGATAAATCCTTCAAAGTTTTAACTTTTTCCAAAATCTTATCAATATCTTCACCAACTTTTTCATAAAGTGTAGAGTGAGATCTTAGAAAAGAAACTATAGTAGCAAATATATCTTCTTCTGTTCTTTTAATATTTTGAGAAATAGTTGGCAAGGTTCTCTCACTTAGAGCTAAACTTTCTTCGGCACTCTCTCTTAATAATCTTAAAAGTTCTCCAATAGTTCTAATTCTTTCTTTCTCATGACCAATAGACTCTTCTGAAACTTCTCCAAGTCTTTTCTCGCTTTCTATTACTTCTTTAATAGCTTTAATAACAGAATCTAAAACTTGAAGTTCAGTTTTCCACTTTGAAATACGGGCTTCCATTTCTCTTCTCCTTGTAAAGAACTCCCATAAGCCACCTCTAACTTCTGGAAGCATTCTTTCAGCTCTTTCAATTCTTCTTATTCTTTCTCTTCTCATATCTTCAAGAATCTTTATATATTCTCTTAAAATATTTTCACGATTTGATTTAATAAAATTCAATAAATCTTGAGCAGCTTCTTCTGTTTGTGCTTTCAAATAAACTGTCAATAATCTATAAAATTCTCTTAAATTGCCATATTGTCTTAAATCAAAAGCATCCTTCAAAGCTAACCTTAAACTCATAAGAGAACCAATAGCATTTGATATATCTTTGGTAGTTTTGACAGACAAAACTGTAGTTAAGTTTCTGCCAAATTCCATAATTCTTCTTTCATTTTCTCCAGAGAAAGGTTCTGTTATTTCACTTGCAAATTCTTTTGTTTTGGTTAATAAATAAGTTATTGCAAGACCTATTAAAGAAATAGTTCTTAAGAAGAAACTTCCTCTTGTCATAAAAGCAGTTATAGCTCCAATTAGAGCATACATAGCATCAGTAGTAGATATAATGTTTGAATGTAAAATTCCAAAATGTCTTCCTAATCCCTGTAAAGCTGAAACCAATAATCCGATACTTCCAATAATTGCTAACAATCTGGCATTAAATCCTCCTAAAGCTGTAACTATTCCTGCTATTCCTGCTGTAGTAAAAAGAGGAGCTCCAAAAGCACTTTGAATAGTTTCTACTAATAATCTAAAGCTTTCACTTATACTTCTTGCAGTAGTTATCAATGCTGGAGCAAAAACTTCTCTTGCTTCAGCTACTGTTGCTTTAATTTCATTTCTTAATATTGCAAACTGATTAATTACAGACTCTTTGATTGCTCTTGACATCTTTTGCAAAGCACCAACATCCATTAATTCTTCTTGAGCTCTTCTTACATCTTCTATACTTTGTAATAGATAAGCAAATGCAGTTGCTCCACGAATTCCTAATGCTTGATAAGCTTCAATTGCTCCAAATCCTTTCTTTCTTAAATCTTCTAAAACATCCACTAAAGCTTTCTGTTTTAAATTCAAATCATCAAAAGTAATTCCCAATACTTCAAACATTCTTCTCATTTTACCAGTTGGAGCAAGTAAGTAAGTATAAACTTGTCTCAAAGAAGTTCCAATTTTGCTTGCTTCTAATCCTTTATCAGATAAAACCATCATATAAGCAATTAAATCTTTTATACTTTCTCCAGTTTGCCTTGCAACTGGAGCTACATATTGCCAAGCAATAATCATATCTTTCAAAGCTAATTTAGATTTGTTTAACCCTACTGCCATTAAGTCAGCAACTTCATACATCTTTTTTGCTTCTATTCCATATCCTTTCATTACAGAAACTAAGAAAGAAGCAGTTTTAGCTAAATCTTCTCCTCTTGCCATTGCTAAATCACTCGCAGCTTTCAATAGATAAGCAGTTTCTCTTGCAGTTAACCCTGCTCTTGCAATAACTGCTGCTGCTTCTCCAATACTATAGAAAGAAAAAACACTTGACTTAGCAACATCTAATATTGCTTCACCAAGAACTTTCATTTCTTCTTCTGAAGCTAAAGTTGCAGCTCTTACTTTAGCTAATGCTTGATCATAATCAAGTAATGCTCCTATACTTGTTCTGACTATATTTTCAAGACCTCTAATGATTTCAAATCCTAAAATCCATCTGAATTCTGCTCTTAACAGTTTTGCAAAGTTTTCAGCTTCAACTCTAAATCTTTTAAACCCTTTTTCCAATCCAAGAAAGCCTTCTCCAGTAAGACCAGTAACTCTGCCTAATTCTCTTAATTCTCTTTCTACTGATTGAAGTGAACGGACTGCTTCCTGAACATTTCTGACAACAAATTGAATATCTATTTGTCCAGCACCACTACCTAATCCAAAAACTCCATTAGGCATTTTTTACCTTCCTTTCTTTACTTTCTTTTTAGGTTTTAGAATCTTCATTCCTAATAACATAAATTCAGCAGTTGGATCTTTTCCAACTTCATAAACTTTTTCTTTTTTCTTAAATTCTTTTCCACTTATTGCTTCTGCTTCTCTTTTCCTTCTTATAAGTATTGCTTCTAACAAATAGTTTATTACTTCTGAAGGAAGTTCTAAAATGTAATCTACTGTCCAACCATACTCCATTGCCAAAATATCAACTACTTCAGCAATAGGTCTCTTTACTTCTGTTTCATATCTTTCTTTACTTGTTGAATGACTGGCATTATCTTCTCTGAAACTACTTTCTTTAATCTTATCAACATACTTTCTAAAAAAGGGCTAACTATCTCCACTATATCTTCAAGAACTAATTCATTTTCTACAAAGTTTCTATCCTTATCAGTAATTATCATTACCATTTCAGTAATAACATCTGGACTTTTCTGCAAAATATTTCCAATTAGTTTTCCTGTATCAAGAAAAGACATACTTTCAGTAGGAATCAATCCAGTTCCAATTCCTTCTTCAACAAATTTACCAAGAAGTTTGATAAGCTGTAATTCTTTTTTCCAAGATAAAGGCTTGATTTCTAAAATTTTACCATTAGAAAGATTAATCTTGATTGGTTCTCTAATAAAAGCAGAAATTTCTTTTTGAATTTCTTTAGTTTTACCCTGTTCTTGCATTAAAGTTTACCTCCTCTATAGGAGTTTACTTCTTATCTATTTATATATTTAACTATTTATTATTAAGAAGCAGGTATCTTTTCAATCTCAACTATAGAAGCAGTTTGAGATAATTGCACATAGTAATCATAATCTACATCAACAGAAACTCCACTTGCAGGTGCAGAATCAAAGCTTACTGAGATTTCTCCTGTATCATAATTAATTGTTCCAGAACTAATTCCAGTTCCAGTTATATTTCCATTTCCATCATCTGTTCCTGTTACATCTCCAGCAGTAACAGTTACTGTTTTTGGAACAATTGGAGTGTTACTTAATGTTCCACTAAAGCTTGTAGTTGTTCCATCTCCAGTTCCAATACTTTCAGGAGCATCTACATCAGTAAATCCATAGAAAGATTTTAATCCTCTAAAGTTCAATGCAAATTGATGGACATCATCATTTGCAAAATTGATCTCTAATTCTCCAGTTGGATTAGCTTTCCAGATTTTAATTACCCATTTATCTCCAGTTGGAGTAGTATGTTCAAATCTTAAAGTATATAAATCTAAATCCATATCTCCACCAAATCTTAACTTATTTTGAGCAGTTAATAATTCTCCTCCACCTAATGCTTTATAAAGATTATCTAATTTCCATTCAATAGAAGTAACAGTAAATTCTACTGTTTCACTTCTTACAAATGATTTAACAATTAAATCTGGAGAGCCTTGAACAACATCCAGAATTTCTCTTGCAATTCTTAAAGTTGCTCCTGCTCTTACTGCTCCTATGTCAGTATCAGGATAAGTAGGTTTATCGTTTGTAGTATCATAAGCAGACATATAAAGAATTCCAGGTCCAAAACTAAAGTTTTTGGTATCATATTGTGGAACATTAGCCATTTTCTTCTACCTCCTTACTTCATATTTTAAAATCTAATTTTATTCAAACTTATAGTATTTAGCTTTCCACATCTTCTGCAAATTATTTCAACTTTACCAAAACACTTAACAAATAAATCTTTATACTTTATTCTTATGCAACTTTCTTCTTCAGAAATATAGGCTAATAAGTTATTGCAATCCATACATCTAACTTCTTTCAGAGAAATTGGTCTATTTTGCATTTTAGAAATTCTTATCTTTATTTCATATTCTTAATTCTCAAACATTACAGAAAGATTACTCTTACTCTCCACAAAGTGGTTATTCCTATTATTCCACTATCCAAATCAAAAAAATCATTATATCCACCATTGTATTCTGCTACATAAGAAAGATTGTAAAGTTCACTTTTACTACTATATCTATTGAAATTCTTTATCAAAATATCTAACAATCTTAAACCATCACTTCTTTTATCTTTCACAAAGATAGTAAAAAGAAAAGACATATCATAGAAACCATAATATTCAGTTCTTTCCATTCTTATCAAATCAATCATTAAAGAAGGATACTTAAACTCTCTTCTTGGCGGACTAAAAATTTCTTCAAAAGAAGAACTAATATCAGGAATGGAATTCAGATCAGATATTATTGCTGCTGTTACATCTGCTAAATTTGGCATTTCTTATCTTCTTGATTGTTGGACTATTTTCTTTCTTAATCTTCTTGCTCTTAAGTAAAATTTGTAAGCAAAAACTCTTCTAAAGGTTGCAATAGCATCTTTTTCACTTTCAGCTTTGACAAGTAAATGAATTGGTCTTGGTATCATCTTTGAAGTTCCCCAAAATACAAAAGGAGCATAAGGAACTTTAGTAGTATCTATATAAACTCTTGCCCTGGATACTCCAGTAGGAGAAAAATGAACTTCACTTTTTAAGCTATCTTCCAATTCTCCAGTTTGTCTATTAATAATATCTAAACGAACATTTCTAAATCCCTTTCTGAATTTTAAAGAAAGAGCGTATCTTTCTAAATTAGCAGAACTAATTCCTTCAAAACTATAATGTCTTCTTGCATAAGGATGTCCCATTTTCTTCAATTCTTTCAAAGAATAATATCTTACCTGTAATCTTTCTCTGAAACATTGCTCTAAAAATTCAGCAGTTTTCTCTAAAGCTTCTTTAAAAGAAGTCAATAAGGCTCTTTCTATTTCACTATAAGTAATTGTAGTTTTAACTTTCATTTGCATCTTTCTATTCCTTTTTCAAAAGATGAAGTTGAGTAAATATCTTTCTTCCATAAATGTCATAAACTGGTAATATTTCTCTTATTTCATAATATTCGTTATTCCATACAACTTTATCTTCTTTAGAAATATCTACATCTGGCAAAATCATAGCTTCATAAACTATTGTTTCTATTATTCCATATTTTTCTGAAATGATTCTACTTCTTCTTGCATTAATAAAAGCAACTGTCTCAATATCTCTTTCAATATTTTCTTCTTCTCCATATTCATTTGTATATTGTTCAATCTTCTTTATAGTAATGTTTTGCTTTAAGAATTTTTGGAACATCTTTAGACAACTTTAATGTAAGGCATTAATATTTCTTTTACCCTATCTAATACATCTTTTGATAGAATTCCATCAACTCCAAGCATTCTAATTCTATCAAAATTCATATATTTAGCTCTATCATATAAATAACCAACAATCATAGCAATTGCAGTATAAATAGTTTCAGGAATAGGATTATATCCAGCAGTATAATTGACAATCAATAGAGTTTCAGTCTTAACCCTAATCTCTGCTGCACTTCTTATATCAACCTTCAGTATCCCCAATTCGCTATTATAGATAGAATAGTTTGTAATTTCATTTCAATTCTTATCAGTTATAGAATTCACTTGCAAAATTGGAAATTTGCTTAAATAAACTTTTTTGTTGAAGACTTTGACTTCTTCTTCAAAAGTTTTAGGAAGAACTATTTTTCCTATTTTATCTTGAACCCATTCAGTTGCTACAAAAATGAGTGAGGGCAATATACTATAATCTATATTTATATCATTAATAAACTTAGTTACTCTATCAAAATCAACTAATAAAAGATTTGAAGTTTCAGGCAAAATATCAACAAATACTATAGAAGTTCTTTTTATCCCTTCACTATCATCTCCAGTTGCAACAAAATAATAAGTTCCAGATAAATCTGAAGATGGGGTATAAATTAAGTAATAATATTGATTGCCAGAGTCATAATTCAATGAAAGATTTTCTTCTATAGCTTCTCCAGTTAGACTTGAATAAAGAGTAGCAGAAGTATTAGATAAATCAGTTAAGAGGCTACCATTCTCATCATAGAATTTAAAAATTATCTTTGATGGATAGCCTGCTGTTAATTTGATAGCCACTATTCACAATCATTAAGTTTGTTTTTTTCTTGTTCTTCTTGTTTTCTTAATTTCTGGATTATCTTCTTCTAAATTAACAACTTCTTTCTTTTCTTCTATCAAAACAAATCCTTCCTTGAGTAATCTGTCTTTTGTTACTTCTCTTTCAACTTCAGCAATTCCATTGATTACTTTAACATTTTCATAATAAGTTGGAATGACAAAATAGTCAGGATATTTATCACTCCCTACATACCTAAGTTTGTAAGGCATCTCATACCTCTTTAACTTTTATATTACTTTATAGCATAAGCTTCATAATCTACTACAACATCTGTTGCAGTAGATGTTCCATTAGAAGCTCTAACAGTAAATTCATTCTTTCCACCATTAATAAGAATTACAGAGCATCCTGTAGTAGAAGTAGAAACTTTAGGCATTCCTACAATAAAATATTTGCTATCTAATTGAATAGTAGCATCCTTTGTTCCACCAGGATCAACAGAAGAAACAGTATAAGAACCTGTTATCTTTTCCAGAGCAATTAAGTCTGGATAATTTGGTCTATTTGCCATCTTTATTTCCTCCTACTTCATTTCATTTTAGTAAAATAAAAGGGAGCAGGCAAAGGTATGAGCTGCTCCCTTATTCAATTAATCTATTATGAAGAAACTTTAATTCCAAATATTACACAATGGTTCTTTGGGTTTCTTACTACTGGAGTAATATATTCCCAAACCTCATATCTTGTATATTGAGAAGAAGAAACAGGCACTTCTTTAGAAGTTAAGCTCTCAAGCTCAGCAATAAAGGCATCCCCAAGATTTAAGATTAAAATACAAGTAGTAGAACCTCCTGTTAAAGCACTTACATATTTATTTGCTCCACCTCCATCATAATCATAAGTAAGAGTATCAAAAATAGCTGTAGAAGTTAATACAGGAATTCCAGCATATTCCATTACTCTAAATCCACCTCTAATTTCAACAGTATTTACAAATCTTTGTTGAGCTTGCAATAAACCTTGAATAATTCTTCTTCCAGTTCTTGAACAAATAATCATATTAGGATTTGCATAACACTTATCAATAGCTTCATCAAGTTTTGCAAGAGTTAAATCTCCTCCTGTATCATCAGAGCCAAGTAATACTACATTTCCGCCACCATCAACAATTTGCTTAATTAACCCATTAGCAAAGTTATCTCCTGAATATTCACTTGCATCAGTTCCAGTATAATTACCCCAAATAATTGCTCTTTGCTCCCACTCTTTAAACTCGTTGATTTTGGCTTCTAATTCAGTTTGCAAAATGTCAATATAGTTTCTTCCAGCTACTTGAGCAAATCTTGTTACTTCTACAGATGTTCCATAAATCTTATAAGGTAAAGATACTCTGGTATAGCTTCCTTCTGCTGGAGTAAAACTGCCAGTATCAGCAATAGCTTCTCCAGCAGTTCCTGAAGAAGTTCTCCTATTGAATTCATAAGAAGTGCCATAACCTTTCTTTACAGGAATATTCTGTCTTAATGGATTTTCAGAAAAGAAAATATGAGCTATAACTTTATCAACAACTTCTTGAACTAATTTTCCTGTAATATCAGAACCACTTAAAGCTTTTTCTAATAGTTCTTTTGTTTGTGCATCCATTTCTTTCTACCTCCTTACAAAATATTTTTAATTTTTCTTCTTTATTTCTTTTAATAGTTTCTTTAATTCTTTCTCTTTTACTTCAACAGGAACATTGCTCATCAAAATCTTCAATATTTCTAATTGTTTATCTAAAGGAAGTTTCTCAAACTCTTCAGATTTAATGAACTCAGAAATATCAATATCTTCTTCTTGCTCTCTTTGAGAATCAATTCCTCTCACTTCAGGTTGAGATTTCAATAACTCTATCTCTTTCTTCAAGAGATTTATTTCTTTACTTAAATCTTCAATTATTTTCAGAAGTTTTTCTTCTACTTTGTTTTCTTTCATTTCTTCTTTCTCCTTTTCTAATTCTTTGGTTTCTATTTCTTCTTCTTCTTCTTTATTTTCTTCAGGTTTAGATTCTTTTTTCATAAAGTTTCCTAATTCCTCTCTAATAACTTTTCTTAATTGCTCAAAGAAAGAATTCTCATCAACTTCAATAGCTTCAGGCTCTTTCTCTAAGGTTTCTTCTAATCCCAATTCTTTCTCAAGGTCTTTCATTTGTTCTTCAATCAAACAATCAATGCTATTTTTGAAATTCTTATCAACTTCTTTATTTACAATTTCTATTTCTCCATCTTCTAAAGCAAAGCTTAAATTGACTAAGTAAGCCAAAGCTTTCAAGCCTTCTGGCATTTCTTCATATTCTCCAATTTGAATGAGATACCTAAAATGTTTTCTTAAATGAGATTTTAATTTTCTTCTTTCTTCCTCTGTAAGATTTCTTCCGCCACCTCTTGCTCCTCTCATTGCTTTATAGGCTGCCATAAGACCTGTATATGATAAAATCATTTCATAAGTATTTTCAGCAACTTGTTTCAAAATATGATGAGGATAGCCCCAATCTGTCATTCTTTCATAACTTCTGACAACTCCATACATTTCATTAATTGCAGTCTTATTTCCAGATTGATAAAGAATATTTCTAATTCTAATTTTGTTTACTTTTGACCAAGGTGTATAATCAACATCTGTTTTATTAATTCTGATTTTAGGTTTCTTATCTTGTTTCTCTACTGTCTCATCTACTTGTTCTTCTTCAACTAAATCTTCATCTGTAAATTGCTCAGTTTCTAAAGTTTCTTCCTTCTTAACTTCATTTTTTATTTCTTCCATTTTTTCTGTATTTTGCTCTACTTTTTCTTCTATTTTTTCCGGAATTACTTGAATTTCTTTTTGTTCTTGCATATCTATACCTCCTTCCTTTAAATGTTTGGCAATATAGTAATCTAATGCTACTGCATTTGGATTTGCTGGAACTGAAACAAGAGAACACTCAAATGGATACATATCAGTTATCAAATAATGATCTATAACTTCTTTACCATCTTCAGTTTCTCTATAAACTGGTTTTCTTTCTACTTTTGCCCAGAAAGAGAATTTTGAAAGAACTCCTTCTTTTATCTTTTGCCAAATCTCTTCTTCAGTTTTGGAAATCATTATCTTTACCCATAAACCTTTTCTTCCATTTCCTAAATCTTTTACTTTTGCATCTATAACTTTCCCAATTGGTCTATTTGCTTGATGGTTATAGAGAACTGTTTGATATTGCTCTTTTAAAACTTTGGCAGCATTCTCTAATGCTTCTGGAGTAATTATATCATCAACAACATCTCTATCAGTTGTAGCAACGAGAGCTTCAACATACCAATTCTTTTCTTCAGTATCTCCTTTAGCTTCCTTACTTTCATAAAAGGATTTGGTAGCAAGCTCAAAATAAAGCTTATCTTGCATTTTATCTTTGTCTTTTTCCATAATTATCTCCTTTCTATTTTTGAAATTCTTATCTTTTCTATTATTGTTTAAATCTTAAGAAAGAAAGTCAGGAATTCTTCTTGGCACTGTCTTATCTTTAAAACAAGATAAGTTAAGGGTGCAGAGACCAACACCCTGCCTACTCTGGAGCGGAGTGCTAACGGCAAGGCATTCTACTGGTGGCTGAATACCCTGCCTCCTCCACTCTTCGGCTACAGCCTGAGCCACCACAGGCTGATATCCATATCTCAAACCTGCCCTAATGGCTATATTAGTAGCTGCAACTACATCAGCATGATATTCAAAGCTACATTTTTTACATTTAAAATTATCTCCACTTCTATTTTCTTTGCTGATATAACCACAAATAGGACAGGTTTGAGATGTATATACAGAAGAAACTCTTACAGTCTGGAAACCTTCCAGTTTTGTAAGAGTTTCTATTCTCTTGATTAAATGGTTATATGGTACATTTTTATAATCTCTTCTAAACTTTTTGCTTCTTCCTTTTTTGCCTTTAAAATTTAATTTTTCAAAGGCAAAATTGCATTGATATATATTGATTATTTCTTTTGCTATTCTATTAAATAATTGCCTTAAAGGATTTATTCCATTTTTATAACTTCTCCATTTAGTTCTTTTTCTTAAATTTTCAAATTCTTTGTTAAACCAAATTTTTCCAATGCTATCAGCTACTCCATTTCTGTAATCTATATCAAATCCAACAATTTTAGTATTTTGTTTTCTTTCTTTTGGTTTATAATTTAAATAAACTATAACATACCAATTACCATTTATCTTTTTAAACTTTATTGCTTTACTAAAAGTAGCTCTTTTATTTAACCAATAATTCAATCTTCTATATTTTTTACAAGGTATTAAAATTCTTCTAAAAGGAATTCCAGAATAAACCTTTAACCATAAATCAAATTCTTTTGTAACAAAATTACAAAAAGAAAATAAATTATCATAAAAATCAAATTCATTCTTTTTAAAGAATGGTTTGGTTTTCCTCTTCATTTTTATAGTTGCCTTTACTATTTGCCAAGCTTTAAGGCAAGCATACCATTCAAATTTATTATTTCCCAAGAAAAATTCTTTTGGAGGATATTTACTTTTCAATTCCCAATCTGGGAGTTTCCAATATAAATCAATATAACTATTAACTAAGTTTTTCCAAATATTACAAAAATTCTCCAATATCATTCTTTTATTTTTATTTGGAAAAATCTTTAATTTAAATTGCAATTTCATATCTATCCTTTCATAAAATCTGGTATTCTACGAGGTTTTCCAGTATCATCATAATAGATATACTCATTACCAAGCTTACCAATTCTAATATCTCCACCAGCAATAGGCTTACTTCCTAATATCATTCTTGCTTCATTTGCAGTTAAAATTCCGCTATTGACAAGCAAAGACAAACTTCTACTTTTATCATAAAATTCATCTCCACTAACATCAGTTCTTTTTAGAAGTCTAAATTCAACTGGAAGATTGAATTCTTTCCAGAAAATTTCTTCTGTAAATAACTTTTCTATTAACTTAACAATAGGCTCTATTAGTTTTGATTGAGAGATTTTGTAAGCCATCTCAGAACCACCACGAGAAGAAATTTCTCTTTCTGTTGGAATTTGAAATGCTTTTAGAATGATTGTATCTATCCTTTCAAGTAAGAAATCAAGTTTATTCTCTGAAGAAATTGATCTATCAAGTCTAATCCAATCTACATTTTTTGGATCTATATTTCTAATTACTTTTATACGATTTCTTAATTCTGGATTTTTAAATTCTTCTTTTAGTCTTTGAAAAGCTGCTTCACCAATTTCTCCTAAAACTAAAATTCCTGGTGGGATACTGTCATCAAAGATATAGTTTGCTATTGTTCTTGTTGAAAGAATTAATGAAGCGACTTCATCAAGAATTCCTTCAATAATTGGCAAACCATAATCATCATAAGAGCAAGGATGTAAAACTCCATAAATAATATCATCTGGAGAAAATTCTACTGTCTTATCTTGTATAACTTGTCTAAATCTTTCTATAATTCCTGAATCATCTTTATCAATTATCATATACATTGGATCTCTAACATAAAGTTCAACCAACTCTCCCTTCTTGTTTCTTACTTTCTCAATGAAAAACCTATCATGAACCAATAAGTCTCTAACAACTTTAGAAATAAGAGTTTGAATTGTATCTTTCTTTCTATTTAGTTTTCCAAAAAACTTTTCAGCAAATTTCTCTAAAGCAATATAGATTTCTTGAGGAAGTTTCTTTGGAATTGGGACTAAAACTGGTAATCTTGAAGAAACTTCTCCTGCAATTCCATCAATACATTCTCTTAATCTTGAAGTTCTTAAGTAAAGGTATCTTAATAATTGATCACTAACTCTTGAATATCTTCTATATGGAGTAAAAGTTTGAAAATGAGTTACAAATCTTGTATCTATTCCTTCAACTCTAACTTTATTATCAACTTTTGGAACTTCAGGAACTTGAATTTCACTATTTTGATTATTGTTATTTTGATCTGTCTTATTATCTGGAAATTGTTTCATTTGATTTCCTTCAAGAAGAAAGTATAATTTTAGAAATTCTTATCAAAGTATGAAAAGAGAAAATCTAAAGAGTATCTACTTTGACATCTTCCTTTGAGACTATATGTTTTCTCCAATATTCTCTTGCAAAATATGATGCCATAACAATATCTGAAGTTTCTCCAAATGGATACATTGTTAATTCCTCTATCCACTTGCATTTTCCGCATTTGCAATCAACATCGTGTGGAAGTTTTCCCATTGGAATAATCCATTTCTTTCTTTCAAATTCAAGTGCCATAGAAGGTAACCCTATTTCTGGATCATGTTTTGCACTTGTGGTAAAATGAGCTTGAACTGGTAATTCCCTATTGAATTCATTTAACCATTGAATTAATGCTTCCTGATATTGATTGTTCTCCACTACAATAATATCTGCTTTCCAATCTTCAAAATTTTTTGTGATTGCATTAACAGTTTCTGGAGAAGTCCATTTACCATATTCAGCATGTAATGCTACTAATTTATTCTTTTCCTTTATTACTCCCATTACAAAAATAGCAGTATTAGCAGCAGTTTTCTTCTGAGAAATTGCCAAGTCAACCCCAATGATTACATAATCACATTTTTCTCTATAATATTTTGGGTCATTATAAACAATACAGGCTTCTATATTTTCTCTATTAAAAACTGCATCTTCTCTTGAAATAGGCAAAAGAGCAAATGCTCTTGCAAAAGCTCTTAAAGGCATAGAATTATATCTTTCTATTAATTTTTCTTTAGACCAATGTTCTTTCCAAATTGGTTCTAATGTTTCAAGATTAATTCTGTATATTTTCTTATACTTTAAAGGTTTTTGATGAAATTCCCAATGCAAATCCATTTGTGTCCATATTGTTCCAATCAAACACCAACCATACCCATCTGGTTCTAATAAATTCAGCCAATTATTATAAAAAGCTTCTTTTACCATTTTTATCAAAGCAGGGTGTTTTATTGTGTTATTGAATTCAACTACATCGTCAAACACAATATAATCTGCTCTTCCCCCAGTAGCTCCAGAAAGAATTCCCAAAGCTTCTATAGTAACATCTTTACTCCATAAGCTTCTTTTAACTAAAATTTTATTTGATGCCCAGACATCACCAGCTTCTAAATGTGGAAAAACTTCTTTCAATCTCTCATTTGATTCAATTGCTTCTTTTATTTGTCTTAAAATATCTGCTGCTTTTTTATCTGAATGAGAAACAATCTTGATTCTTAAATTTGGATTGTGTCCTAAAAGAAAAATAGGTCTCATAACAGCCATATAACTTGTATTATGTGTTATAATTCCATTAGTAATATGATTATGATACTTTTCTATTTCTAAACCAATTGTTGGCTTCTTTCCTTTATATTCAATACTCCTAATAATATCTATTTTGAAGCTACCTTTTTCATAAGTTCCTACATAATTTTCAACTTTTAACCCTTCTTCTATTGATTTCCAACCATCAGTAGTTAGAAAAGGATGATTGGAAGTTACTTCTATACTTTTACCAGAAGCTAATTTAACTTCACAAATATCTTTTATTCCATTATCAATTATGTTAACAATCTTTGCAGGAACAAATCTAAAGTTTTCTACATCATAAGATATAACTTCATCTCCTACTTTACAATCTTTAGCTTCTTTCAAAGAACCATCTGCTAATGTAATGATAGTATTAGGAGTATGGCATTTTGCATGCGAACGAGGGGCAAAGATTATGCAAGGTTCTCCTTCCATCATAGCTTTTGTAGCTAAATTATGCCATTCAAGATGGATTTTTCCTGGTTTCAAACCAAAAACATATTCACAAAAAGTTTTAAAAGATTTTCTTGCTTGTTTGACTAAAAGACTTTTTTCAAGATTTCTCTTGATTATGATTAAATCTTTTATATTCTTATCTTGCATTAACTATTCTTCTTCCAACAAATCTTTTAGAAATTCTTTCTTTTTAGCTTTAGCTTCTTGCATTTCTTTCTCTAAAGATTCTTCAGCTTGTTTTTCTATATCTTCTTTACCTTCAGTTTTATCTTCTAATGCTTTTTCTAATTCAATTTTTTCTTTTACTAATTTTTTGACTTTTTCTTCTGGAGTATGTGGAGAACCTGCTGCTTGTAATAATGCATTTATTTTTCTTAATGTTTCTCTTATTTCATATTCATCCATTCCTGTAAAATCAATATCAACTTCAGATTTGCTTGTTGCTCTACCAAGTAATAATCTCTTTTGTTCAAATATCATTTTTAGAGTTTCCATTGCTTCTTTCCAGCTTGAAGGTTCTAAATCTTTTTCAATGATTGCTCTTAATGTTCTTTCTAATAAATTATTTAGTAACATTAAATGAAAGACATCATCTTTCAGTAAGCTATCATTTTCAAGTCTTGATAAAATTAATTCCCATTTTTCAAGTTTTTCTTGAGTTTTTTCTATTCTTTCATCCCAATTATCTTCTTCTTTCCATTTCAATAAAACCGAATATGAAGGCATTCCAGGAACTTCTGAAACTGCTTTTAAGTTCTTTAGTTTTTTGTATAATTGAAATGCTTGTTCTCTTTTTATGATTTCATAATTTATTCTTTTAGTTATGCTCATAATCCAAACTCCTGTTTTGAGATTTTGTTAAGTTTCTGATTGCTTTCATGATTTTGGCTTCTGGAGTTTCATTTTTTGAAAAGAAGTTATATCTGTCTGCAAGCAAAATGATTGCTTCTTTTATTAAATCACTTTTAGTTCTTCCTAATGTATTTGATAAATTCTCTAAAATACTGTTTAAATGTTTGTTTATGACAAGATGGACTTGGATTTTTTCTTGCATTTTTATTCTCCTTTTATATTTAGTTTTTATAAAATACTTATCTTTTTTGTAGCTTTTGAATACTTTTTAGAAGATAAGAATTTCAAAAAGAGAAAGAGAAAAACTTGCAATTTCTTATTTGTATATTAATTTATAAATAAATGAATAAAGTCCAAAGATTACTTTCAAGAGATTTAAAAAAGCTAAACATAAAACCTTTACCAGATGAAGAGCTGCATAAATTATTGATTATAGCTACAAAGTGTAAAAACAAAAAGAAAAAGAAAGAAGCAAGAAAGAAAATCTTATTACACATTTTGCCAATAATAATCAATCGTTGTAAGAAGTTCTTTCCAGAAAATTACTTGATAGAAAATACAGATTTTATTAATGAAGTTGCAATGTTAATAATGGATAGAGCATTTGACAACTTCAGAATAGATGAGCAAGAAGAAGGTAGATGTTCTTTATTTTTCAAAGCAATTCACTTTTATATCTTATTAGCATATAAAAATTTAAAAAGAAAGCAATTTGGAACACATGAAATAAGCTACAAAGAATTTTTAAATCCAAAAGCAGATAAGGAATTCTTTCAAAATATAAACTTCTTAAAAGAAAATGTTGAAAAACCCTATGATAAAGAAGAAAAGGAAGATTTATTTATGGAATTGAGCTGGAATGGAAATGGAACTTGCATTGAAGCATCAGATGAAGAGTTTGACTTATACAATAAAGAAATACAATATCCTTCAGAACTAACAGAAGAAGAGAAAATAATAGAGAAAAAAGAAAAGTTGCAACTATTAAACAAGGAAGTGTTTGCAAGATGTTCTCTTCTTGATAATATATTGATTAATTCTACTGGGCTTGTTTCTTTTCCTTATGCATTCAGTTCAATGGAAATAATGAAATTATGGAAAATATCAAAGAGAAAGATTGACTTATTGAAAAAGTATGCAATAAATAAAGTAAAGGATATTGCACAATTCTATTTAGGAAAAGAAATAAGACTAAGAAAAGGAGTTCAAAATGAATCAAATTCCTATTGTAGCATTTAAATTAATAACTGGAGAAGTCGGTATTGGAAGACTGAATGAGAAAGAGAAAAAGATAGAAAAAGTTTTATTTATCAATATTAACATGAATGAAAAATTTGCACCAAGACCACAGGTTATGTTCTTTCCACCGCTTGCACCATTATCAAATGAGTTCCCTTCAATTTCACTGGATCATGTTTTATTTTATAGTAAAGTAACAGATGATAAGATAAGAAATTTATATATGCAAGCAACAACTGGACTGGCAATTCCTTCAGAACCAAATATTGGCAGAATAATAGACATAAATAAGTTTGTAAAAAAATGAATTTGCATTTATTAATAGAAACAATAACAGAAAGAATATTGAAGGAAGGTGGATTACCGCATTTGATGGCAAAGTCTCAAAATTTCGACTTTTCATCAATATCAGAAAAGGAAGAGCAGGAAATAAAGACAGAGCTTGCAAACTATTTAACATTTTGCTTTGCATCTTTATTTAAAATACTTCAAATTCCAACTTTCAAATTTTATCAGGAGCTATCAGAAAAAGAAATAATAGACTTCAGTTTGGTAGCAGGAATATTCCTAACTTTCTTCCTAAAAGAAAAAGAGTTTGAAAACTTTGAGCAAACAGTAAATAAGATAGTATATCAATAAGTTTTTTCACTTTCTTGACAATTCTTAAAAATCATAGTATAATAATAAGAAATTAACCAAAAGGAGAAATAAAAATGGAAAAGAAAAACTATTTGTATGAAGCATTTGTTTCAGTTGAAATAAAAAATTATCCTCCCAATATTCCTTTAAAGAAAATCTATATAGTTAGCTCTACTCTAAAAGAAGCTATAAGCAAGCTCACAAGCTTTCTTGAAAATTCCAAAAATATTGAAAAATACGAAATATTGGAAATCAGAAAATTATCAGAAGGATATGATCACTTGATACTATAAAGAAATCAGATAAAGGAGAAATAAAAAATGAATGAAAGACATTTATACAAAGTTCTCCTATTATATTTTAAAAAGAACTTTTATCTACATAAATTTTCCCAAAAGACTCTCTGGATATTCTGTTCTAATACTAAAGAAATAACAAATAAACTTAAAGAACTTATAAGAAATGATAAAACATTAAAAGAATACAAAATAATAAAGATTAAAGAAAATATGTCAGAAGGATATGATTTCCTAATATATTGCAAAAAAATATCATGATAAGCCAAAAATATGCAAAGTACATGTAATTCACATTAAAACCTTTCTTTTCCTATTACTATCGTTTCCAAGAATAATACGATGAATTGAAAATATGTAAGACAGAACAATAAATACAAAAAGAGTTCTTCTTATTATTAACATTCCCAAAGAATGTTGTAGTAAGTTGAAAGTATATAGAATAACTATAACAAAAGTAGAGGATATCTTCTTATTACTATCATTTCTGAAAGATATCATGGTAAACTGAAAGTGTCTATCTGCCCTCTCAAATTTTTTCTTTTTTATTGGAAAATAAAGTAGGGGCTATAT